TCGATCGGCAGCGCCCGGACCAGGCGCGGCATGAAGTTGGCGAAGAACGGCAAGTCCATCGCCACGGCCATCAGCCGGTTGCGGATCGCCTGGCTGTAGCTGCCGCGATCCGGGGTCTCGTCTTCCGACCAGAACCGGGGGTTGGCGTTCATAGTCGTCCGCGTTGCCTCGGCGGCGGCGGCACGCTGGCGGTGTCGTATTTCTCAAGTACGAGGTTGGTCATCCCGCCGCCGTCATTGTGCGTTTCGAGGATCGTAAAGCTGCCCTCGGCTGGCACGGTCCCGTCGGCCGGGACGGTGACGAGATCGCCCTGGCGCGGCACGACGGCAAAATCAGAATCGAGCACGTCGATCGAGGTCTTGACGTCGGTGACGATCGAGAAGTCCTCGGCGGAGAAATTATCGTCGTTCTTGTGCCAGATGCCGCGGCTGTCATAGGCCGCGCCGCCGACCGGGGTGATCGTGATCGGGCGCGCGAACATGTCCATCGCGGGCAACTTGGTGAGGATGCCCATGTCCAAACCCGTCGGAACCTCCTGTTAAAAAGCGCGGTCCAAGAGACTGCGAAACCGCTCCTTGAAATCGACCAGCAATCGCTCGCGTAAGACCGGCCGGGTGCTGACGCGGATGCGCTCATGCTGACCGGTCTTCTTGAGCCGGCGGATCAGGCGCCGCCTGAGCTTCACCCGGAACCGGCTTGTCGGAAGAATGAAGGTCGAGGCGCGGATGAAGTTCGAGGTCGGCTTTTCGGTTTCAATCGTCTTGGTCTGTGCGCGCTTCCGATTCATGTCGGCGTTTTGCCAGTCCGCAAATTCGAGCGGGATCTCGGCGCGCAGTTCGTCCATTTGCCGCTCGATCCGATCGAGGTGCTTTTCGATCGGGTGCGGGTCGAAGTTGGTCGTGATCTCCATTCAGGCCCAGAACCGAACGTAATGCGCCAGGAGCGAGTCCACCGTTAGGATCCCCGAGCTGCCCGCCAGCGTCGCCTGGGTAGTCTTGCCGCCGGCGTTGGGATCGAAGAAGATCACGCGGCTTTCTTTGTGGGCGATCATCTTGATCCCTTCGACGCTCTCGCGCTGGGCGTCGCTGCGTTGCTGCTGGATCATGAGCTTGCAGGCATACTTGAGGTCGTCGGGCGCCTCGTCGGGCAGGTCGTAGCCGCCCGAGTAAGTGATGCGCACGGGGTCGCGGAAGCCGTTCATCCGCAGTTTGCCGGTCTCGTTTTCGAGTTCGGTTACATCCGGATCGAACCGCACGCCATTGATGATTTCGAGGTCGTAGTCCTCGACTGGCCAGAGGCTCAGATAGATGTCCGCATGGTTGACGCCGCGCCAGGTCTCGATCACCCGGGTCTTGGCGAACGTGCGGTTGCACAGTCGGGCGATCGTCGCCGAGACCGCACTGATCTGAAACTGCAGCTGCGCGTCCGCTTCGGGCGATCCGCCGGTCGGCGGCAGGCCGAGCAACGCTTTCGCCTCCCTGAGCGTCAGGAAGTCGAGGCTATCGGGCGGATCGAGGACGCGAACCGTGACGCCGGCCATGCGTCACCATTGCGGATTGACGAACGCGACCGCCGGCGCCCGGAGCACCCAGCTGACGGGCAGGCGGAACCGGAGGGCGACGCTGTCGGTCTGCCAGGCCGAGCGGGTGGGGTTGGCGACGATCGGCAGCGGCGTGGTGTCTTCCATATGGAACACCCCTGCGTCCGACGCCTCGATCGATGGCGGGTCGACCGCGACCGCGAGCGCCCTGGTCGCGACTGCAATGAGGGTGTTGGTGACGGCGTTGGTGACAAAGACCGGATAGCCGGTCTCGCCGAGCGCGAACTTTTTCAACCGTACCGACTGCTTGACCGATGAGATGAGGGCGATCTGCCCGTTGCCGCCATAAGCGGCGAGCGCGTCGACCAGGTTCTCGACATCCTCGATCATCTGCTCCGACGGGCCGGTGGCGGCCGGTGGCGGTGGAAGGGCGGTGAGCCCGTTGAGAAGACCGGGCGGACGTACGCCGGGGACGCCGGGCGCATCGGAGAACAGCGAGCGGTCGAGCGCCGGGCCGACGTTGTCGATCAGCTTCTGGCGGATGATCGCTTCCGCCGACGCGGAGGCCATCATCTCATTGGTCAGCGCAACCATGGTGCCGATCTTGTGCGGGACCATCGAGGTCAACGCCGAAAGGCCCATGACCACGGGCATCGGCGCGCCTTCGGCGATCCAGTCAGCTTGCGGCAATTCGCTGATCTCATGGATCGCCATGGCGCCAGATCGGCCAAAGGTGCGGTTGTCGGAGCGGGCGAACAGGGCGGCGGCGGCGCTGTTTTCGACTAGCGCCTCGACGAATTCGTCCATGACCTGGACGAGCTCCGGCGCGTTGACCATGCTGGTCGGCGTTTGCGCCGCGCGGACGACCTGATCGACAACGTCCTTGTCCGGCCACGGCCTGATGAGACCGGGCGTCCTGACCCGCTGGCCGATGAGGAGACAGGCCCGGTAGAGTGACAGCTCGACGCCGGCCTTGCGGATTGGACCCTGGATCATCCCTGAGTTTCCGATTCGAACTGCTCGAAGTAAGACCTAAGTTCAAGCGGCGGACCTTCGCTGCGGTCACTAAGGACCGGGAAGGCCGTGTAGCTATCCCGGTCGTGACGCCAGGCGACCCATGCTACCGCTGCCTTGCCATCTTTCCCCGGTTCACCACGCTCACCACGATCGCCCCGGTCACCCTTCGCCCCCTTGGCGCCGGGCTGGCCTTGCTCGCCGCGCTTGCCGACCATTGCCCAACATTGCCAGCCGTCGCCCGGGCACTCGCCCGGTGCGTCGCGTCTGGCGATAAAGCTGGAGCCGTTGTGCATGACAACGTCGAGGGCGCCATAGTCAGCGGTGCGGTCATAGGTGCCGCGCGGCGTGACGCTGTCTCCATCGCGACCGGATTGCGCAAGACACTGCCAGGCCTCACGGTCGGGTGGGGCCTCGCCCGTATCCTTGACCGCCTGATAGAGGCCGCCCATGAACATCACGCACTGTCCCCGGTAATAAACCTTCTTCGGCTCGTAGGGCATGGCGACCGGCAGAAGCCCAGGCGCGCCCTCGAGGCCCTGGTCGCCCTTCTCACCCTTGTCACCGGATTCGCCCTTGTCGCCCTTGTAGCCGCGCTCACCGGCTTCGCCCCTGGCTCCCGCAGGCCCACGTTCGCCCTGGATGCCCTGGGGGCCTCCAGGACCGACTTCTCCGGGGAGGCCGGCCTGCCCAGGCTCCCCACGCATCCCCTGCACTCCACGCTCGCCCTGAGGCCCTTGTGAGCCCATCGGGCCGATCTCGCCCTGGTCGCCGTCGCGGCCGGCTTCGCCTCGCGCCCCTTGCGGGCCAAACGCGCCCTGAGGTCCCTGCGGCCCTATCGGACCGATCTCGCCCTGATCGCCGTCGACGCCGTCGCGGCCGGCTTCGCCCCGCGCCCCTTGCGGGCCAAACGCGCCCTGAGGTCCCTGCGGCCCCATCGGACCAGTTTCCCCCGGCGCGCCCAGCTGACCAGACTCGCCCCGGACCCCTTGCGGCCCGCGCTCGCCCTGCAGGCCAATCGGCCCGATCGGACCTATATCGCCCGGCTCGCCGTTGAGACCAGGCTCGCCTCGAGCGCCCTGAGGCCCGCGCTCGCCCTGGACGCCCTGGGGGCCCATCGGTCCCTCGGCGCCTGCAGCTCCGGTCATGCCGGGGTCGCCAGGGTCGCCCTTGAGGCCGCGCTCGCCTTGCGGGCCGATCTCGCCGCGATCGCCAGGCGGGGGCTGGGTAAAGCCTTCGTAGCGATCAGACTCGCGGATCAGCCGGTCGAGGACCCGGTCGGCGTCGCGCTTGTTCGACAGCAGCATCTCGCCATAGCGATTGTTCGCCGTGCCTTCGAAGGCGATAAAACGGCTTTCGAACCGGTCAAGTTTATTGGAGATCCTAATCTCAAGATCGTTGGCGAGATCAGCGACCACCTGGCCGACGAGCGGCCCCGCGACCGCGCGGACCTCGGCCTCGATCAGCTCTCGGATCTGCTCAAAAGATATGCCGATGGGCGGCGATCCGGCAGCGCTGGGCGACGGCGAGGGCGTCCTTGTAGCTGGGCTCATTTGGGTTGAACTCCTTCGGTGGCGGTCCGGAAGCGGGAGGTCCGGAAGCAGGCGGACCGGATGGACTCGGTGGACTCGGAGGTCCGGGCGAAGCAGGGATCTGGCCGGCCGCCGAGAGCGGCACGACCTGCTGCTGAACGCGCGGCTCGTCGCCGAATTCGACGCTGTCGAAGTCCTCGGCGTTGCGCGCCTCGTTGGGCGACATGACGCCGCCCTGGACCGCCTTCACCAAGGCGTCGATGCGGTCCTTGTAGGCCGAGCGAAGCAGGCTATCGGTCGACAGCTCGACGTATTCATGCGGCTGGCCGCGCAGGCGGAAGAAATTGTCATAGGCCTGCTCGATGTGGTTCAGCGCGAAGCCGAGGCCGCTGGCGATCCACATCCGCATTAAGACTTCGGTCGTCGAGCCCGTACCGCCGCCACTGCCGCTGGTATGGCCGCCGAGGCCGAGGATCTGCAGCGGGATGCGAAACGCCAGCGCGATGTGCTCCTCAGAGATCTTGAGGAACTCGGCCATCTGGGCGTCGCGCGACGACACGTTCCACGGGTTGACCTTCAAGCCGGCGGTCAGGATCGGCGTCTTGCCGGAATTCAAACCCTTCGACTGGTCTTCCCATCGTTGCCGTAGCTCTTCGACCTGATCCCGGGAGAGCTGCAGGTCGGTCGACAGGACCGCGCTCGGCCGCGACTGGTTGTTGTAGAACTGGCCCTGGCTCTCCATGATCGCGCGCTGCGTCGCGAGATCCCCATAGACCGCCGAGAGCGGCGATTCGCCAACCAGCGGCCACGGCGCGAACGATCGCCGCGGGTTGAGCTTGACGTGTAGCACGTCGCGCGCCGGGACGACGATCTCCTGGGTCGCCGTGCCGCCGAGCTGCTGGGCGATGACGTCGTTGCCGGCCAGCCGATAGAAGATGTCGCCGTCGACCGAGGTCACCGGCCGGCACATCTTTGAGACCATCAGGTGAAATTCGTCGGCTTCGAACCGGTCGTTGCGCAGCGCCAGCGCGTAGGCGTTGCCCTCCTCATAAAGCTGCCGCGTGAGGCCGAGATGAAAATCGCTCGAGCTCTGGTAGGCGTTTGGATTGCGAAGCAACCGCGACGCGGCGGAAGTGTCGACCCGCTCGCGACCGCCCTTGTCGGTCTCGCGCCAATGATCGCCTGGGCACATCGCGCAGGTTTGCGCGTAGGCCGAGACACACGCCTCGACGATCGCCGAGCGACCGGTGGACTCGAGCTGGTAGCCCATTTGCCACCAGTTCCAATATTGACCCGCTTCGGCCGAGAGCCACCCGCCGGACAGCGGTAGATGCCACGGGCCCGGACGCACCGACCCTTCGGCCGCCTTGGCGATCCATGAGCGCGCCCTGGCGAGTAGCCCTTGGCCTGCCACTGATCATTGACCTATCGAGTTTCGTAGCCGCCACGGGGGTTGCGCTTCGGCCACATATCGCGGCGAGCCTCCTCGCGTTTGTCGGGCGGCGCACCAGACGGTTGCTTGGGATTTTCGTCGATCGGCACGCCGAGCGCCTTGAGATCATTCTCCTCCTGGGTCGGCGTAGGCCGAGAGGTTCCGCGAGCCTTGATCGCCTCGTCGCGCTTAGCGCGGCGCTCGTCCTTAGGAGTCATGCTCATCTTTCCTTGACTGTTGCCGCCCGGCGCAGGAACGTCAGTGCGTCCCGGCCACACCATTGTTGAGGCCCATACACCAAGTGCTGGGATAATCGCCGCCGCCGGCCAGGCTGCTTGTGATGCCCAGAGAACCCATGCCGGCGGTGGTTACCCCCTATCGGCGCCTCGCTTGCGGTTGCCTGGTCGGCTGGACGCCAGGATCTTGCGCCGTCGCGGTGATCGGACCGACCGGATCGGCGTCCTCAGAAGATGAGCCGCCGGTATTGGTCGCGGTGACAGTACAGCCGATCATCGTATCGACGTCCGCGCCGACCAGAGTGTGGTTGTTGCCGGTCGCGCCTGCGATTGGCGTCGCGCGCGTGTCCCGCCACCACTGTTTTGCATAAGTAAGGTTCGAGCCGGACCAACTGCCGTTGTCGCAGCTCAATTGCGAGCCGACGACGAGGTCGGTATTGACGGTGATCTGTGGCGGGGTGGTGTTGCCGGCCATGACGTCAGTGATCGGGCCGACGCTGTTGCTCGATGCGGTGACGGGGCCGCCGGCGGCGTTGCTCGCGCTAACGTTGCAACTAATCATCGCGCCTAGGTCTCCGGCGATCAGGGTGATCGTCGGGCCGGTCGAGGCTGGCCGGTTGGTGGCGTCGCGGCGCCATTGGCGGGTGTAGTTTATCGGCGGCGTGCCAGTCCAAGTCCCGTCCGTGGTCGTCAGCACATTGCCAACCAAGGTTCCTCCGGTGACCACCGGTGCCGCCGTTGGCGCTGGCGGCGTCGGCGGGCCGGCCGGGCGCCCCGGCGGCTCGAACGGATCGAACGATTGCGGGTCGACCGGCGCAAGGTCCCAGGTTTTGATCATCGGGACCGCGCCGGGTGTTGCGCCGAGAACGTCATTCTCAGCCTGAGTTGGCGTCGGCAGAGTGGTCGGGAATTCGCCGATCAGCGGCGTCGGAAACTCCCATTCGCCTGCCTGGATCGTCGATCGAACCAGGTCCTTGTAGATAACCTTGCCCATCAAAACCTCCTGTTGCCGCGGCGAGCGTCCGCCGACAGAACCGGGCCGACGGGCAGGCTGTCGAACGAAGCGGAGCCCAGCGCATTATGCGCGGTGACCCTGCACCCGATCATGGTGGTGATCTCGGCATCGGTGAGATCGAACGTCGCCTCGTAGGCGCTGACCAGAAGCCCATTGCGCGTCCAGTTGTAGGTGAACTCGGTCGGCGCGTTGGTCCAGGTTCCGTCGTTGGCAGAGAGGGTCTCGCCAGAAACGTGGTCGCCGGAAACGACCGGAAGCGTCGTTGCATACGGCACGCCTTGGGCGACGACCGGCCCGACCATTTCGGTTTGCGCCGGCAAGGAAAGCCCGCTCGCGTTGATCGCGACGACCCTGGCGTAAATCGTCCAGCCCTGGTCGAGCGGAACGAGCGTATAGGTCAGGCCTATCGCGCCGGTGATGATCTCGGCGCCGCGCCGCCATTCGAACTCGTAGGTCGTCGGCGCGCCGGCCCATGTCCCGACGTCGACGGTGAGGGTCGCGCCGACCTGGTGGAGCCCCGTGAGACTCGGCGGGGCCGCGTTGACCGGCGGCACGCCTTCGACCGGCGCGTCGGTGACCGGCCCGACTTCGAGGCTGATCGCCGTGGCCGAGCCAAGGGTGTTGTTGGCGGTGACGGCGACCGAGATCATCGTGTCAAAATCGGCGGCGACGCAGGTATATGAAACGCCGGTTGCGCCTGCGATGTCGGTCCCGTCGCGCCGCCACTGGCGCGCATAGGCGGTCGGGGCGTTGGCCCAGCCGCCGACGCTCGAGGTGAGGAGCGCGCCGACCGAAGGCTGGCCGGTAATCACCGGCAGAACGAGATTGACCGGGGGCGCGCCCGGAGCCGCCGCGCCGCCAACCGGGCCGATCGCAGTCGAATAGGCGAGCGAACCGGCGCCGCCCGCGTTGATCCCTCGGACGCCAACCCGAAGGGTGAAGCCCTCATCCTCGACGGTCGCGGTGTAGAACGGGCCGATCTCGGCGTCGATCAGCGAAAGATCGCGCCGCCATTCATAGGCGTAGGACGTTGGCGAGCCAGCCCAAGCGCCCACGCCAGCCGCGAGCTGCTCACCGATCTCGGGCGCGCCGGTGACGACCGGGGCGGTTATGCAGACCGGCGCCGCCGGCAGCACGGGCGCGGCCGGCAGACTGATCGCCGCTGCCGGGCCGATCGCGTTCGACGCCATGACGCGAACGGAAAGCGGCCAGCGCAGATCGACGGTTGTCGGGGTGTAGTCGGCGGTTGTCGCGCCTTTGATCTCGTAGGGTCCGCGCCGCCACTGGTAGGCAAACCCGGTCGGGGCGTTGGTCCATGTCCCGGTCGAGGCGACAAGAGGATCGCCGACGCGGGGCAAACCTGAAATGACCGGAAGGGCGGTCGAGACCGGACGGCCATCATCGGGGCGGCCGGGCGGCTCGGTTGGATCGAACGACAGCTGGTCGATTTCGGACAGGTCCCATTGCTTGACCATGCCGATATCGCCAGTCTGGATCGCGTTGCATTCATCGCGGGTTGGCGTCGGCCGCCAGACTTGAAACTGCGACAGCTGGCGGTTCCAGAGCGCCGTCTGTCGCGCGCGGATCGCTTTGGCCTGAGCGAGGTTCATGCCCGCCCCTCGACGGCGGCGAGCCGGGACTCGAGTTCCTGAATCTTCGCCACCGCGAGCGCGAGCGCCTGGCCAACGTCGAGGCCTTCGCGTTCGCGCACCTTCATCAGTTCCGGTCGGCTTGAGCCCGGCGCGGCATAGGCCACTATGTCCTCCGGGAGCTCCTCGGCGACAAAGCCCCAGCGTTCCCGCTCGGCCTCGAACGCGACCTCGGTCTTGCTGTGAAAGCGGCGCACCTTGAGCTTGCGCCACGCCGGCTCATGCTCATGCGCGTCGGCGGCGCGGATACCGGTTTTCGTCTCGGCCAGGCATCGGTTGGTTAGGCTGGCGCAGTTGACGTTGCCGTTGAAGTAGATGCCTGGCGGCGAGTTGACGGTGGTGCGGGAGACCTGCTGATAGCCCCAGCCGCCAACGCTTGAAAATA